GTCTACCACACCCCCGCTCGTTTTTTCGACCGGGGGGAGGTCACCACCTCGACGTCACTCGCCCCGCCGGGTCCACACGGTATCTACGCCGCGCGCCGTGGCGCTTTGCGTGACAGTCACGGCACAGCAGCCTCAGGTTGGACCATGACAGCGAGACCGCCGGATCGTTAATGTTGTCCGGCGTCAACTCTGTCATGTGGTGGACTATCTCACCGGGGCGATACAGTCCCTTAGCCAGACAATCCTCACACAATCCGCCCACGCTGGCGGCGTACCCATCGCGGCAGCGCTGCCACGCTTTGCTCTTGTAAAACGCTTTGGCAAACTCCCGCATACTGTTTGCGTGTCCACACTGGACACGCGCTGCACCTCCACCCGCCGGGGCGTAAAATTATCATAGATGCCCAGCGGCGCGAGACGGAGTTTCTTTTGTCTCGGTGTAGGTGAGGCTCTCCCGCCCGCCGGGCATGACGGTCTATTGCCGTCCGTCATCCGCTGAGTTTCACCACATCAACGGCACTGCGTACCCGCACACAGGTCTTGCACCTGTCAAGGTTCATCCCTCCGGGGAACTGGGCGGGCGGCTGTGCGGTATGTCGCCGGTCTTTCCCGGCTGTCAGCTATTTCAAGGAGATTAACTATGGCCAGGCTGGCGGAATCGAACCGCCGGGCGTACCCGTAACCCTGCAACCTTGCAACCCAGTTATAAAAAAAATAGCCGTCCCGATGTGGGGCGACTATCCGCTTAGGAGGATTATGCAAACGAGCAAACCGCCGAGCATCGAGCCCCTACCTGCTCGACACCCTCAGCTTAACACACTGGGGCGGAACTGGGCGGAACTAATTTTATAATTTTGAAAATTGCCCGCCGGTGCAGCTTGCGCACATAGCGCTCAGTGATCCTCATGCGCGCCGCGATCTGGCGGTTGGTGCGCCCGTCGATGTAGCGCATCTGTAAGACCTCACGCTCCAGGGCATCCTCCAGCTGAGCAATGGCGCTCTCAATCTCCACCCTGGCGGCCTCGCCGTCCGTCAGCTGGGCGGCCAGCTTCTCGCGCCGGGCGTTGATGCTCAGCAGCGCACTGTCAATCTCACCGGCCCCGCCGGATGGGCACAGGGCGCGGGCGTAGTCGGCGCGGCGGTTTTCTTCCCGGAGCCGTTCCCTCAATCGCGGCTCCACCCGCCGGGCATCGCGGTAGCGATTCAGCCACACGATGCACTCATCATAGGTCATTGGGCATCACCTCCCGGAGATGGTTCAAAGTCATCACATTCCAGCACAATGCCCGCGCCGTCCGTCCTTTCGACGCCGTAGCAGTATAGCTCACAGTCCAGGTTAAACAGCCCCTTATTGTGGGCGCACCCCTCGCACCTGTCAAGGTGCGGCTGGCTCATGCCGGGAATCCCGCAAAATCCGCTGCTCATTTCTTTTTCGCCTCCCGCGCGGCCCGCTGGATGTCGTCGGCAATGTAGCCCTCAATACCCGCGCCGGTGCTATACCAGCGCTTGTACCATTCCAACGCATTGATGTCTCCGTCCCGGCCTGCGCGCTCGCCGTTCGGCCCGAGGCGCACCGCGAAGCACTCGCGGTATGGGAAGCCGTCCACATGGCCGGAAAAGCGCGTCAGATCATCCACGGCAATGATAAGCCGCCCGCCGTCTGCCATCTTCCGCTCACGGATCGTCAGGCCCAGGTCCTTCATCCGCGTCACAAGCGGCCAGCTGTCGAACGCCTCCAGCTCCTGCCGGGCCAGCGCCTGCCACTTTCCAGCCTCCTCCTGCCGGGCACGCTCCTGATCACGCTTGCCCTTCACCTCGGCCTTGTACGCCGCCAGATCGTCCTTGTTGATGTACAGGCGCTTGGCGGCATCGAACAAATCTCGTGTAGTGAGTGAGCTTTCGGCAATAACCTCGTTTGTATCAGCCGGGTCCAGCATCCTCACGCGAAAGCTGTAATAACCAGCAGGCTCAATGCGCAGCAGCGCATCCGTCTCGCCCTCAGTCAGATCCAGCGTCACCGGCTCCAGCTTTCCGGCATCCAGCCCGCGGTCAGCGTAGTTCCATTCGCTCTTGCGAACATAGTCGAGCTTCTTAAACTGGTCGGCCAGGCCGCACTCGACCAGATACTTGATGGCCGCCCGCCGGGCCATATCGGTGATGGGCGGCATACTGGCGTACTTGATTTTGGCGTATTCGACCTGCTGCACCTTGTAAAGCTTGCTGCACTCGTAGGCCCGCGTCATGGTGATCTCGCCGCGCTCCACCATCGCCAGAACCTCCGGCACACAGTTGCTGACGATGGCATTCAGCCGCCCCAGCGTGCCGGTGCCATCGCCGGTGATGCGGCTCATCTCATCACGGATGCGGCCATCGAGCGCGCCCGCCGCCTTTTTGCGTTCGAGTGCCTGCTTGAGCGCCCGGTACTGGCGCAGCCGCTCACCATCGGTCAGCTCGCGCGCCGTGGCGTTGGAGGTTATCAGCGCGATGAGGTCGTCATCCTCGCCCTGACTCTGGCGGATAACGCAGGGCAGGACCTCAAACCCGGCCACGCCCTCGGCAGTCAGTGCCCGGCAGGCCGTCCAGCGGCGGTGCCCTGCGATCAGCATGTACCTGCCGCCCTTGGCAGGCAGCACCTCCAGCGGACTGCGAAGGCCCCGCTCGGCAATGTCCGCCTTGAGCATCGACACATCCCCGATCTCGTAGATGCTATTTTCCGGGTTCGGCTCGATGTCTGCCGCCGGCAGCATGACGACCTGCATCCGCTGCCCCGCCGGGGCGTTGGCTTTTGTGCTGCCGAGAATGTCGTTGATAGAAAATCCCTTGCTCATCGCTCAGCCCTCCTTTGTGTCCACATTGGACACAGCCTCATCGACCTCATCTGCCAGGCATCCGTAGTCCAGCGCTGCCGAGCAGTCCGGCTTGTAAACCCGCAGCGGCTCATGTGCGCTCTTTGCCTCGCTGACCTTGACCGTGTAGCGGATAACGGTGTGCAGCATCTCAATGCCCGCCTCGTTCAGCTGGTGAACGACCTCGCCCGCGTACCGCGTTCTGCGATACTTTGTCATCAGTGCGCCCATCACCTTGAGGTGCGGGTTGTAGTACATCTGCACCTGCTCGATCTGGTCCATGATCTCCCGCATGCCATCGCAGGCCCACTCATCGCAGTCTACCGGGATGATCACCCAGTCCGCAGCCGTCAGCGCGTTGATGCTGCCCATGTCCAGATCCGGAGGGCAGTCCATCAGGCAGTAGTCGTATTCACCCTCCACCGGCTCCAGACAGTTCCGCAGGTAGAACTGCCGCGGGCCGGTGTCTTGGATCATCTCGCGGTTTGCCTTGAGCATCCGCATGTCGCAGGGGAGAAGGGCAACCGCCGGGATCGCCGTCTCCACAATGGTGTCCCGCACCATGGCCACGCCCAGCAGCACAGACGACACGCAGGGCCGGTCGTAGTCGGCCACGCCGAAAAACTTGCTGGTGTTGCCCTGCTTATCGAGGTCAACCACCAGAACGCTCTTGCTCTTGGCGGCCAGCTCGGCGGCAAGGTTGCAGGCGGTGACGCTTTTGCCAACGCCGCCCTTGAGATTGATAATTGCAATGCTGATCATAGAAATCCTCCTGTCCCGCCGGGGCGGCGGGTGTTATTGCGGCCAGTTCATCTGGTCGATTTCTTCAAAATCCTCTTTCGGGGCGGGCTGCCATTGATGGTATTGGGGCTGCCATCTCATGGACACAACGCCCGTCGGCCCCTCGCGGTTCTTGGCGTACATAACGGCGGTATCCTGATAGGCGTCCTCGCCGCGCAGCTCCTTGCTGTCCTCGGGCTTGCGGTTCTCTACAAAAATAGCGCTGTTGGCGTCCTGCTCGATCGTGCCGGAGCCGCGCAGATCCTCCAAATTGCAGAAGCGGCCCTCGTTGCCCTTCACTCCGGCGCGGTTGATCTGGCACAGCTCCACAATGACGATGCCCATTTTCATGGCGGCCACCTTCAGCCGCCGGGTGATCTCGCGGATGCTCTGGTACTCGGTCTGACGCGGGTCGGTGGGGCTTAGCAGTCCGATGTGGTCAATAAAGGCGATGTCCGGTTTGTGCTGGATCAGCTTTGCCTCCAGCCCGTCAATCGTCAGGTTGCTGTCGGCGTCCAGCATCATGTTGTGGTGGCGGCGCAGGATGCCCGCCGTGTTGTCGATGATCTCCCGCTCGCGCGGTGTCAGGGTCTTGTTGGTCAGCTTGCCGCTGTCGATGCGGCTGACCTTGGAGAGGATGCGGTCCATCAGCGCCTCTGCCGTCTCCTCCAGCGTCAGGTAGTAGACGCGGTACTTTTTGCTCAGTCGGCTTGCCAGATTGATGCTGAAATCCGTCTTGCCGCAGCCGGGCCGGCCGGCCACCACGCAGGTGCGGCCGCGGTGGAATACACCGTACCGGTCAAGCTCCGGCCAGCCCAGCTTCAGGCTGGTGTCCGGCTCATCCAGCTGGGCCAGTGCCGTTTCCAGCACGGCATCAAACTCCCGCGCGGTGGTGTCGGCCTGCGTTGTGCTGATGGCGTCCTGCATCGCCAGCGTGCGGCGCAGCTGGCGGCAAACACTGTCGGCGTCCATTGCGTCCTTGGCCATGCACTTCATCAGATCTGCCTGCAGCAGCTCGTACCGGTAATCCTCCAGAATCTGCGCGGCATAGCTGCCGATGTTGGTAACGCTCGGGCATGTATCGGCCATCTGCACCAGCAGCGCCTTGCAGTCCCTGCCGGTTGCGGCCTGTGCGGCATTGGCGACCGTGATCACATCCACCGCCTGCCCGCCCAGCGAGAGCCGCTGAACCGCAGCAAAGACCTCCCGGCACCCTCCGGGGGCAAACATGGCCGCCACCATCCGGGACATATAGGGCCGCGCGGCCTCGGGATCCATCAGCGCTGCACCCAGAAACGCCCACTGGTTGGCGGTGCGCCTGTCCATTCCTTTCTCCATGCTTAACCTCACAGAAAATCAGTGATGTCATCGTCCGGGCTGATCTCACGCGGGCGATCCTGCCCGTTGACCGGCTGCACCGCCGGGGCGCGGTCGGTGAAATCATCCTTCAGGGCGAACAGCCCCTCCCAGCCGCGCAGGATGCTCTGCTCCAGCACGGCGGCCATGTACCCGCTGCGGTCACGCACGCCCGCCTCATCGGCCAGTTGGATGAGCTTGCTGCAGGCCAGCTTGGCGGCGTTGACTGTCAGGGGGTGCTTGCCGGCCGCCCGGCTCTCAGCAAAGGAGAGCAGCGCAGCGGTCAGCCGAGCATCCTCGGGGAAGGCCTGTTGCAGTATTTCCGCGGCAGTCTCCCTCGCGCGCGCGCCCGCACGCGTATTGTTCTCTCTTGTATTGTTATTCTTGTATTGTTCTGGGTGACATTTTTGTCGGGGGGTAAGCGACATTTTTGTCGGGGTGGGTGCGACATTTTTGTCGCCCGCCGACACCGGGTGTCGCTCACCGACATTTTTGTCGGGGTGGTTTTCGGCGCATACATCCGGCACGAGGCCGACCAGCGGGGAAATGTACCGCTGATTGGCTGCGCCGTCCCGGGCGTAGCTAACGGCCACATAGCCTAGCTCCTGTAGGTGCTTCACCCAGCGCTGGACTGTGCGCTCCGTTGTGTCGTACAGCGGGCAGAAGTAGGCGTTGCTCGCGTAGCAGTAGCCCGTCTTTTCGGCCAGAGAGGTGATCTCTGCGTAAAAAATCTTTTCGGCTGGCTTCAGCCGCCGATCATACCGCACCGTGGCGGGGAGAATGGCGAAAAATCCAGGATTGTCCATAGGTTCTGCCTTTCTAAAAACGGCTGACCTTAACACAGGGGTGCGCCGCGCTCTTTTCGGCGCATCCCTGCAAGGTCATTTTTCAATTTTTCAACGTTTAAAAGGGGAGGTCGCCCTCATCCTCGATCATGGCGAAGTCGTCACCCGGCCCCTGATTGTAGGCCGGTGCCGAACCGGTGACGCGGGGCTGGCCCGCCGGGGCAGGGGAGCCCTGGGCGGCGTTGTTCGCCTTGCTGCCGCAGAAGTTGATGTTATTGGCCACAACCTCCAGCACGGTGCGGTTGGTGCCGTCCTTGGCTGTGTAGGTGCGACTCTGGAGCCGTCCATCCACCGCTACCATCTGGCCCTTATTGAGCCATTTATAAGCAAACTCGGCGGCACGCTCCCATGCAATGACGGGGATCCAGTCCGCCACGCTTTTGCCGTTGGCGTCCTTGCGCCCGCGATCCACGGCCAGGGTGAATGTCGCCACCTGCTTGCCCGTGTTGGTCTGCCGCAGCTCCGGGTCCTGGGCCAGACGGCCCTGCAATGCACAGATATTCAGCATCAGATCATCACCACCACACTGCCGCGCTCCACCAGATCGGCCAGCTGCTCGCCCAGATAGGCGGCGATGTTGCGCTTGGCCTCCAGCTTCCACGCACCGCCGTCAGCCTCGTACAGTGCCGGGCGGCCATCTTTGTCGAGGCGCAGCAAGAAGTCGCTGGCGGGCTGCTCGACCTCAAGGAAAGTCCGGTAGGGCTGCAGGTGGACGATGGGCTGCACCGTCTGCTGCTCCTTCAGCACCGCGCCGGTGCGGACACTTACCTCTTGGCTGATCCCGTTGTCCACACTGGACACGCCCTGATTGACGTCAATGCGGCTCAGCAGCGCCAGCAGGTAGTCCCGATCCTCGGTGACGGCGTACAGGCTCTGCAGTTCGATAACGGCGTGTTCCTGGCTCATGTATTGGTTGACAGAAATGCTCGGCACATCGCTCACGGCCTCATACAGCGGCAGGCGGCTGAACTCTGCATATTCTTTATGCGTGTATGTAGTGTCCACCATGACCCGCCGGGCGCTGTCCACACGCACATACAGCCGGGGTGATTGGTCGATACCCTCGGTGCGGATCAACTTGACCAGCGCCTCCAGCGTGTCCACCGAGTACCGCGCCGGGAGTTCAACCTCTGGCTTGACCTCGTGCAGATCCACATTGCTGTACCGGTGGCCGTCGTTGGTCGAGAGGGTGTAGGGCCTTGCCAGTTCGACAATGCGGTCAATAGCATCTCTCAAAAAGCTGTTTTCCATTGTTTTGTCCTTTCTGTGTGTTAATACCCGGCCCGGCCCACGCGGGCCATTGCGGGCATCGGGGCTTCATCGCCGTCCATGTCCACCTGTCCGGGGACCTGCGGCGTCATCTCGGCCAGCAGCAGGCTGCCGTCCCGCGCCTTGGTAATGCACAAGGACGTGCGCACCGGCTGGATCGGCGCGAGGGTGGTCTTTGCCTGCGCATCCATGCCGATCTGCTGGCGGTAGTCGTCCGGGGCGAAGGTCAGCGTGATGGTGATTTTGCGCTTGGCGGTTGCGTTGGTGTTGGGGTCCATGATGTTCGCCACGACCCGCTCAACCTCATAGTCGGTGATCTCGGCAATCGCGCCCATCGCCATCTCCAGCACGCTCTTTTTGTTTACGATCTGGGGAATTACTCATCACCTCCAACTTTTAAGCCCTCTCCCTGATAATGCTGCTTCATCAAGATATAAGAGGCCTTCTCGATCTCAAGGCCGTCAGGGTGTTCTCTACGCATCCTCTCGATCAGTTCATCGCGCCAGAAATGCAGAGCCGCGCATAAAAAAGGGATATCCTCGCCAGACAGTCCCGCCTCGCCGTTCAGCGCCGTGAGGACGACCTCCAGCGCCTCTTCATGGACGGCATACATCTGTTTCTCGCTTACTTCTCCGCCCAGAATTTTCGTCTGAATAACGTTATCGAAGCTGTGCAGCCGGGACTTATACCGTGCATCCATTGTTTGCATCCTCCTAAAAACTAAATTTCTTCCCCAAACACCTCGGCGAAGCTGCCGGGGCCGTGGAGTTCATCAAAAGCAAATTGTGCCGCCTGTTCCAACTCCCGCCGGGCGGCGGGGTCAAAATGGACGCCCAGGTGCGGCTCATTGTGATGGTTGTGGCACAGCCAGACCTTGAGGCCGTACCGCTCAGACAACTCGCGCCGTCCGCGCCCGAATAGGATGTGATGCTCCTCCAGGCCGCGCGTGGTGCGCAGATTGTAGCGCTTGCGGCACAGGTAGCACTCTTTATCGCTTTGCAGTATGCTTTTTGCCACGGCGCTCCTCCAGTCCGTTGACGGCATCCACCGCTTGGCGCACATCACCAACAGGCAGCTCCACCGTCGTCCAGCGGCAGCCGCATGTCATGCAGACGCGGCGGCGGTATATCCGCCGGGTCCCCTTGGCGCGGGTGTCGATGACGCGCACCTGGCTGTTGTTGCACTTAATGCAATCCATCGGCACGCCTCCAGTCCCGGTACTGCTCGGTGGTCTCGGCATCGTCCACGCCGGCCTCGGCCAGCCGGTCAAATATTCGTTCGATGAAGTCGTGCATCTGCTGCCGGGTAAAGCTGCTGCTGCCCAGGCCGAGCCGGGCCATGCAGTAGCCGCCGTCCAGCAACTCCACCATCTGCACAACGCGGTATGCGTTGCGCAGGGCGGGCAGGGTCTTGACCGGCACGCGCCAGGTCTCGACCTCTGCGCCGAACTCAGCCAGCAGGTCAAGATAACACTGTTCGGCAGTCACCCCGCCGGGCGTGTCGCCGCTCAACGCCAGCGCCAGCCTGTTCAGCAACGCCCACATGAGGCGGTTCTGATCCAGTGTGCGCTTGTTCTTCACCGGGCGGATGTCGATCTCCACGCATAGGGGCTGCCCCCGCGCGCGGCGCTCCAGTTCGGCGTGCATACGCTGGGCCTCCAGGCGATACGCACCGTCAATCGTCAGCCCGTCCATGTCGTTGACCAAGGGCTGGCCCGTTGGGATATACCAAGCGGCCACATGGGCGATCAGCTGGCTTGCCATGTGATCACGCTCCCATCACGCTTGCGCACCCTCAGCGATGCCACGCTACCGTCACCGTTGTATGTGATGTCGTCCAGGGTGAGGGCATCGTCCAGAACGTAGCGCTCAATGATGTTGGTGCCGGGCTTGCCCTGGGGGACGATGTGGACCTTGCTGGCCGGGATGCGCAGCGGCGGCAGATTCAGCACCCCCGCGCCGATGCTCCATGCGGCAGCAGCGGCCAAAAAGCTGCCGTCTGCCTCGTTGGTGGGCGCGTCGCTGCTCACGCGGTAGGTGCTGGGGCAGGGGGCGTCCTTTGTGATGTCGGCCAGGGCCACGGCGCAGTACAGATACCGCCCACAAACGTAGTGCCGTACACTGTAGCCAGCCAGCCCGCCGGGCATACGCTCACAGCACTCCTCCAGATGGGCGCGCACGGCGTTGACATCCGGCCACAGCTTGATGCGCACGCCCTCGGCGTCCACCTCCAGGATGCTGAGCGTGACCTCGTCAGCTGTCAGCAGGGCGAGGTTTTTGGGGGTCTCATTCTTCTCCATGTTTATCCTCCATTTCCGGGCCGATGTAGACACCGGCCTCATTGTAGTTGTTGGGGTCGGCCATCGGGCTGTCCCAGCCGCACACGGCCCCGCCGTACATAGCAGCAGCCTGGGCGCGGCTGACGCCCGCAGCCTCGTTCAGTGTGTCCACGGCCTCTTGCTCCACCACACCGAACAGGGCGCGCTCCCCGCGCACGATGCGGACGATGTTGTTAGTGTAGCGGCTGCGGGCGTAGGCATAGGCGGGCAGCCCCGCCTCATCATAGGTCATTTTCATGGGCTTGGTCTCCTTTTTCGGTTTTGGCCGCTTGCGCGGCATACCGGCGGCAAGCGCCGGGTGTTTCTTTTTCCAGCTGCACACTCTATGTCGGATTGCCTCCGGCGTCACGGTCTGAGTGTAGCCCATCAACCTGCACACGCTGCTGATCCGCGCACCGCCGTAGTAGTACAGGACGCTCTCCAGCATCACCTCCGGCGGCACAGGGTTGCAGATGCGCTCAGCAGACGGGCCGCGGGATCGCTTATTCTGAGGGTGCGCCGCGCGGAATGTGTCAAGGCTTGTATAGCCCAGGCGCTCCAGCAGCGTGTCCTCGGCCACGCTCAAACACTCGGCGCAGATTCTCAGCTGGCGGCGGGCGTTGGTGCAGTTCCTAAGCCTTGATTGTACCCAGTTCAGATCCTCCATTGTCATCAGCAGATCTGCCTCGCCAGCGCGGTGGCCGGGATGCGCTTGTCACGGCCCTGGCCGGTCCAGCCGTGCATATTGCGGCAGACCTTGCGGGCCGCCTGGGGGTCGGTGCCGTAGACGATGTGCGCGGCCTCGGCCACTGTCACCATCTCGCCAGCGGCCTCGTGCCGGATGCGCTCCAGCGCGTCCCGATAGCCCTCTTTTTCTCGTGCCATAGTAGTCCTCCTTGTGTCCAATGTGGACACGCTGTTGCTTGTATCTGCTCGGTGTGGTACAATCGGGGCAGAAAGGGCGTGTGTAAATTGACTGATAATCAGTACAAAATCTTTAAGGCCGTGCGGAAATACCGCACCCCGCCCGAAATACTGACCGCCACGGGAATCTCGGATTATCTCACCTTGCAGGAAGATGCCGGAGTTGGGATGCTGGACTTCTCTGATTGTGAAATGGATGAGAAAACCATCGTCACCTTAACCAACCCCGCCGCAGAGGCGTTTGAATCGCGCCGCCGCAATGATTGGGATTTTTTCCTCACACATGTCGTCGCGGTCTACGCCGCAATAATGGCAACGATTGCCATTATTGTCGAGATTATTCTACATTTTCTGTAATGCGTGCATAACCGCCAGCAGCACCGCCAGCGTAGACACAACTGCGCTGTACAGATTCAGCCAGCGCAAGCTGCGGCGTCTGCGCTTTTCTTTGTCGTCGTTGTGCATTGGTGTTCATCTCCTGCGTGTCCAAGGTGGACACGCTGTTTGCCACTTATCGTGACATTTTTAGGCGTAAAAAATCTCTTCCACGGTTTTCTCGTAATACTGCGCGATTTTACGCTTTGTTTCATCGCGGGGGATTCTAGCGCCAGTCTCGTACATTGCCAGTGCAGAAACGCTTACCCCCAGCGCTGTTGCAACCTCGGCGCGCGGTCGAGCGCCCCGCAGTTCAACCAATGTTTGCGCAATCTTCTCTGAATCCATCAGAATCACCTCGCTTTCATTTGTCACGAATCATGACTATATATACAGTATATCACGCTCTTGGTATTTGTCAACACATTCCGTGATATTTTGCGGTTGACTTTCTCACGATTCGTGATATTATAAGATTAGTACACAGAGAGGATTGACTTCGCATGGCTAAATTTTCGGCAATTATAAAATCCCTTCGCATCGAGAGAGGCATAACGCAAGAGAAACTCGCTGCCTTGCTAAAAGTATCCCGCAGTACGATAGGCATGTATGAAACTGGTAGCCGCGAACCAGATTTTGAAACGCTTGAAGCTATCGCAGACATTTTCAATGTCGACATGGATTATCTCATGGGGCGATCAACCGTAGAACGGAAAGATCCTGTTGCCGCTACCCCAATCCCCGCCGGGTTCCAGCCGCTGCCGAAGCGGGACCGCATCCCGCGTGTGGGGCAGATCGCCTGCGGCACACCCATCCTCGCGGAGGAGAATGTCGAGGCCTACGATGAAGTCCCCAGCGAGTGGCATGCCGACTTTACGCTGCTATGCCAGGGCGACAGCATGGAGCCAAAAATCAAAGACAGCGATGTCGTAGCCATCCACAGCCAGCCAATGGTCGAGAACGGCGAGGTCGCTGCCGTCCTGATCGATGGTGAAGCCACCCTCAAGCGCGTGTTTCTGTTCGATGACCACATCGAGCTCCGCGCCGAAAACCCAGCCTTTCCCACGATCATCCGCATCGGCGAGGATATGAACACCATCACCATCGAAGGCAAGGCCGTTGGCCTATGCCGCAAATTGTAAGGAGGCTCTGTATGATTGTGTTGCATGGGCTACAGCATAAAGCCATAGGCGTGGGTGACGGAGTTGTTGTCATCAAAAGGGAAAAGACCCTATTTGTTGCCGAACGCCGCAAAGTCATCCCTATTTCGCAAATCACGGCTGTCAAAATAAAATCACCTGGCGCAATCACGAACGGCTACATCCAAATACAGCTTGCCGGTCAAACAACAGCCGACGCAAGCAACACTGTCACGGGCGGTACAATGGACGCCGCCAACGATGAAAATGCCGTGATTTTTACTGCTGAGTATCTGCCAAAAGCAGAGCGCGTACAGGCGGAGATAAACCGTCAGTTGGCTGAGCAAAAATAAAAATGCCCGCAGTGTTGGCGCACCGCAGGCATTCAAGATCAGCGTGTCCGGAGTGGACACAATACCGACCAGCATCTGTATTGTATCACCTCCGGCCACGCTTGTCAAAGTGTATCTATATGGAGGTTGTACAGTATGCCAAAAGTAGCAAAGCGCGCCGACGGCCTGGTTGAGCGCTGCCGGATCATCAACGGGAAAAAGCGTCATTTCTATGGCCGCACGCTCAAAGAGGTCCAGGCAAAAATAGACGCCGCCGTGGTAGAGGCATCCATCCGCAAGGAAAAAGGGGAGCCGTTTGGCGATGTTGCCGAGGCTTTCTGGCGGGTCAAAGAACCGTCAATCAGATATGGCTCCCGCCGGGGCTACCGCCACAAAGTAGAGGTTGCTAAAGATTGGTTCGGCCAGCAGGGGATGCGTGAGATCAGCAGCACCGACATCAACCGCCAGCTGACGCACATGGCCGCCCAGGGCTATGCTTATAAGAGCATTGCCGGACAAAAGTCTGTGTTGTCACTGATATGGCAGTATTGGTGCGCCGAGATGCACGGCGACACCAACCCCTGCACACTGTTAAAGTTGCCCCAGGGCCTACCCCAGAAAAAACGGCGCGCTCCCACAGATCAAGAGGTAGCCGACGTCAAAGCGCACCCGGATGGGTTCGGCCTCTGCCCGGCAATAATGATGTATGCGGGCTTGCGCCTGGGTGAGGTCATGGCGCTCCAGAAAAAGGACCTTGCCGACGGCGAGATCAAAGTCTGTAAACAGGTGGTTTGGCACAACAACCACCCGGAAATTGAGGATTTAAAAACAGACAACGCCTATCGCACAGTGCCGATCCTCAAGCCCTTGCAGGACGCGCTCGGCACCCGCCTGGACGATCTGGCCGACGACACTTTTCTGTTCGGCGGCGCGCGGCCTATGACAAAAAGCCGTTATCAAAACGCTTGGCTGCAATACTGCGCGGCCATCGGGCGCGTCCATGACAGCGGCAAGCGCTACAAAACCGGCAAGACCTCAAAGACCGGCGAGGTCTTGTATAAGACGGTCATGGAGCCGGATTTCACCGCCCATCAGTTGCGGCACGAGTTCGCCAGCACGTTGGTCCAGTGCGGCATCAGCCCCCAGGTCGCTAAAGAATTGATGGGCCACGCCGACATCCTCACAACGCAACGCTGGTATGCCGAGGCAAAGACCAGCGCCGTTGATGAGGCTGCCGACATACTCAACAACTATTTCACCAATCAATAATTGTAGTTAATAATTATAGCACAGAACTGGAAGAATGCAGAAAGCGTCTGTAAAAGGAAGCGCTCAATAATAGTCGTAATATGTTCGCATTGGCTGGTTGTTTGGCGCTTTGGCGTTGTTTTTTAAGAGTTCAAATCTCTCTTACTCCGCCAACGTAAAAACCGCGATACAGCCTGCAAAGGTTGATGTATCGCGGTTTTTCGTTTGTGTGATAGTGCAAAATAGTGTAAGATACTGCAAGAAAATGGGCCGTAAAATGGCCGTAAAAAAGACTAAGGTCGTAAAAAGGTCGTATAAAATCCGTGTCCAGAATGGACACAAAAGCGGCGGGCCGCCCTCGATGGGATGCCCGCCGCTTAGTTATTTACCGCTGCCCTTGCCCTCGCTCTGGGTGCCGAAGTAGAACGCGATAACCATTGTCACGATTGTCATCACGGTGTCAGGCTGCAAGCCCCCGCGCAGGGCTAGCACAGCAAAGACGGTCACAACGATTAGCGTCACGATGGTCTTGACCTTGATGAGCGCGGCCACGTTCTTCCAAAAATCCTGCATTAGATTCTCCCTCCATTTTCTTCATGCCGTTCCAAATCCTCAATGCGGTGGTTGGCAACGGACATTTTCTCCTCCAACACCGGAATCTTCTGGGCAAAATTGTTGTGCATCCGCACCTCGCGCGTCAGCTCCTCGATCTTGGTGCCCGTTACGGCCTGCGCAACCTCCAGCTGGTGTGTGACCTTGTCGCTCAGGCTTTTGTTGTTGAAGTAGTTCGTTATCATCACGCCAACCAGGCCCAGCCCGGCCGTGATGAGCGCGATTATAATCTGCTCCATTGGCACCACCTCAGACCCATTCGCTTTTGTACAGCCCGGCATCCGTCAGGCCGCGGCTCTGGCACACGGCAAAGACGGCGTCTGCATCGCCCTGCGAGACCGGCCCTACCGTGATGACCTGCAGCTTGCCGGTGCCGTTCTGGGCCGTCTGCGCGCCGCTGGCGGCCTGCTCTGGCTGCTGTACAGCGTGCTCGCCGGGGCGGTATGTAAACACCTGCCCGCTTGCCGTGGTGAAGTCGTTGTCCAGCCACACCAGCGGGTTGGTGCGCTTTCCGCCCAGGATAACCTCAAAGTGCAGGTGCGCGCCGAACACGTTGCCGGTAGTGCCGCTATAGCCGATGATCTCGCCCTCTTTGACCCTCTGGCCGTACTTGACGAAATAGCTGGACAGGTGGGCGTACCGTGTCTGCAAGGTCTTGCTTTTGTAGTCAGCATGTCTGATACGCACCATGTTGCCATAACTTTGCATGCCCGTCCGCGTGTGTCCGTCCCAGTCCTGGGTCTGATCCACAGTGCCGTCCTCGGCGGCATAGACCGGGCGGATATACATGTTGTCAATCTGGGTGCGCAGGTCAACGGCCTGGTGCAAACTGCCGTCATTGTAATACCACCCCTGCGTCAGCACATGAATGTCCAGAGGCCAGTGCAGCAGGACCTCTCCATTAGATAGTCTCATTGTATTACCTCATCTGTGTCCATCACCAGCGCTTCATACTCATCCAGCAGATCCCGCGCGGCCGGTATGGCCTCGCGGTAGTCCCACAGCACAAGCATCACCCGCGCCAGCAGATCTGCTTCCTCGCTCATTCTTCCACCGGCGGCGTGGGCCACGACACCGCGTAGGGGAAGCCGGCCTGCTCGGGCACATCCCGCAGGGCCTGCCGGTAGGCCTTCCAGTCGGCCTTCACCGTCTTGGCATCGCCCAGCACTGTCCAGTCGGTCGCGGCAATCAGCTTGTCCCGCTCAGCGCGCACGGCAGCGGCAGCAGCGTCATGGTCGGCCTGCTTGACCAGCGCGGCCCAGGCGTCAACGTCAACCCGCCCATCGGGCACCTGCGTGACCGTCTCGTATGTCGTGTAGCTGTACCCGTGCCAGGGCGTGTCCATGTTGGACACAGCCTCGCGGGTGACCTCCTGCTCATCCTCGTAGACGCGCACCAACGTCAGACCGTTGGGCAGCGGCTCACACTCAAGGCGGGCGTGTTTTTCGTTGCACTCACATTTATGCATTTTGTACCACCTTTCTAATTTTGCGATAGCTCACAACACCGTCAACGTATTTCACGCGGAATCGGTGCATATTAGCGTGTTTCAGTTGGCCGATGCGACACGCGGCCTGCCTGGCTTGATGCGGCGTCGGCACACCATGCGGGCGGGCCTTGATGTCCAGACACAGCCGGATCAGCCGCCGCGTCGTGCGCTTCCTGTAACTCACATGGTCGCAGTAGATTACAAACCCCAGCCCGTCCAGCGCACGCCCGCGGTGCCTGCCGTCCCGGTCCACATAGTCAGTGCGGTATACCTGCCAGCACTGGTTACAGGTGTAGTCGGCAGCCGCCAGCCAGTCCATTGCAGCCTCCAGGGCGCGGTGTAGCTTTCGCTTGTTCGGGCCGTACAGATGGATATTATCCACATAGCGGTAGTAGTGCGCCACACCGTCCAGACCCCGCACATAGCGGTCAAACGCCGTCATGGCAAGATTTTGGAACCAGTGCGATGTCACATATCCAATCGGCAAGCCGTTGGGAAAACTGTCCACGACGGCGTCAGCCAGACACAGCCAGTATTTATCTTTTATCAGCTGCCTATAGCCGTACTCTATAAAATCGTGGTCGCTTTCGGGGAAGCAATGGTGTATGTCCAACTCTGCGCCGTACTTCATCCCGGCGCGGTCCGTTTTCATCCACCGCGCCACTTGTTTGGCGGCGCTGTGCGGCCCTCGGCCCTTGATGCCCGCTATGCAGTAGGGGTCCATCTTAGGCACGACCACGTCATAGATCGCCTCGATCAGTACCCAGTGCATGACCCCGTCCGGCCAGTACGGCACATAGTCAATGTCCCGCAGCTTGCCGTTGCTCGGCTCATAGTGCTGGGTGTGTATCGGCTCGCTGGGCGTCCAGCCGCCGTAGATGATCCAGTGCTACACCTGGTCGATGCACGTCTCAATGTGCGTCAAGGCGGGCAGCGTGGTCGGATCGTGTATCCTCTTTTTTCGCATGGTCTACCATACACCTCCGTATAAATTCCCGGTCAACCATGACCGGCTTTAAATTTCCGATGCGCTTAGGCATTTTATAGTCTTTCTTTGGCCTCCAGCCGGTTCGTCCGCTGGCGCGTCTACTAGGGCTGCCGGATGGGCCAATTTTTAGCTAGGGCTAAGGCATCCCGACCTCGCGTATAAATGTCAGCCTGCACCTGTATTCAAGTACAGCCAAAGAAAGGTCAGCCGAGCTGTTCCACCACGCCCAGCCCGCATCGTAGCTGAGGGAAACGCCGAACGCGCCCGCGTAGTCGCCGCTGCGGGAGTAAGCGCCGCGCAGAACGATGCGAGAGCCGCTCTTGTTGATCCAGAAATAGTCTGCAAGATAGGTTCCGCTGCTGCCGCCGACTTCCTTTGTGATCTGCAGCCACGGGAACCGCTCATCGGCCTGCAGGTTCTTGGCCCAGCCCTCGTTAGGCAGCGTGAGGGAATCCAGCTTCGTGTAGTTCTCAACGCTCGACCAGTTGTAGTTGGTGTCGTTACAAATGTAGGGAATACCGTCCACGATTTTCCAGTCGCACTCAAAGCGCCACTGGTTGCCATAGAGCGGGTTCTCGCAGCCGTAGAACACAAAGCTGTGCTTGCCGTCCGTGTTGCTCACAGGGCTGCCGCAGGTGGAGAGTACACTGTTGGCCGTGCCGGTAGACTGCATGGTGCGCCAAATTTTGTGATCGGTGGTCGTGGTCACAGGGTCGCCGGTGAAGCTGGCCTTCACATTGGCAGTGTCGCCCTCAATGGCCTCAATGGCCGTCACGATGCGCCGATTTGCCACGCTCTCGTTCTCGGCGCCGGTGCCGATTGAGATGACCATGCCGGGCTCCAGCGTGTTTTTCGCAACTGTGACAGCGCTCTCGTTTGCGCGGGCACCAGCAACAGCAATGTTGGTCGCATACAGGCTCACGCAGCCGTTGATTTTGCTCTGCACATGCCGCGTACCATACACAACGATCATCAGGTAGGCCAGCACCTCAAAGTCGGCGCTCGTGTTGATGCAGTAGGTCTCACCCCAAAGCCGTGCCGCAGCCAAGAACTGCGAGATCGTCTTATTGCCGGTGGAGACAACGCCCGCAATGCTGTGCAGCTTGCCGTCCGCACCGATGCTGCCGGGGAACGCGGGCAGGTAGCACTTTTGCTTGAGGGAGCCGTCCGCGTTCTGGAACTTCCGCGGTGCGCGGAATCCCGGCATCGGCACAGCCGACACGCGCGGATTGACATCCAACATGCCGGAGACATAGAACAGCGGCACCTCAACCAGCACCTCGCCGTTCGTGCCATCCTCAATGTAGCCGGGCTGGCCCTTGTAGGCATTGACCGTGACCGTGCCGTCGGTGTTGAGGGTGCAGCAGCAGCGCCGCATGCCCGCCCACGGATACACGCCGTCAAAATCGTTCTGCCCGGCACTGGTATCTGTGCCGGGGGTAAACACAAAATCAGCGGCAGCGCCGGTGCGCGTACCTGCCGAGGGGCTGCCGGTGAACTCCACGCCGTAGAACGTAGCACCCACGGCAGACGCGGCGGCCTTGGCAGATGCAGCGGCAGCAGTAGCGCTCTGGCCCGCCTGCTTGGCGCTGGCCTGGGCGGCGGCCTTGGCCGCGTTGGCCTCGGCCAGATTCGTGCCTGCATTGGCCAGCAGAGTGCCGAACTCCTCGCGCGTGCCGGTATAGCCGTGCGCCTTGGCATCGGCGTAGGCGGTTACTGCGCCGAGGTCAGTGGTAAAAACGGAACTATCAGCCATGGATCTGTACCTCCAAATTCGTGTCATTGACAATGGCAAAATCAAGCTTGTCCTTCAGGTTGGTCGTGCGCGTATACATCAGATGCCCCGTGTCGGGGTCAACGCCCATCTGCATGTAGCCGTTTCTCAGCGCGGCCTGCCGCGCCAGCTCCACATTGGCGGTGACATCGGCCTGCTTTTCGGTCACATCCTGCTGGCGGGCCTTGACATCCTCTTGGATGCCCTGCATCTCGGTCAGCTTCTCGGCCACGCCCTCGTTGATGGCCTTTGTCGCCGCATCGCCGGCGGTTTTAGCGGCATCCGCAGCGCTTTTTGCACTCGCGGATGCGCTCGCGCTGGCGCTCTCGGCAGCGGCCCGCGCACTTTCCGCTGCGCTTGCCTTTTCCGTGGCCGTGCCGGCAGACTGCCCCGCCTTCGTGGCGGATGCAGCAGCCGCTGCAGCGCTTTCCTTTGCCGCTGTGGCAGACCCGGCAGCCGCACCGGCCTCCTGCGTGGCCTTGGCGGCAGCCTCGCCAATGCTCCCGGCATCCTTGGCGGCAGCCGCAGCAGAGGTTGCTGCTCTCGCCTCAGACTGCGATGCCGCGTTCTGCGACTTCCCGGCAGCGGTTGCCGCAGCCGCAGCGCTGGCAGCGGCATTGCCCGCCGCATACGCAGCCTCCGCAGCAGCATTCTTGGCCGCGTTGGCGGTATCTGCGCTGGCCGCAGCAGCCGCAGCGCTGGCAGCGGCACCGCCCGCCTCCTCGCCGGCCTTGATGGCGGCATCCTCAGCGGCCCGGTGCGCGTTTTCCGCGGCATCCTTGGCGGCCTGCGCCACCCGTACCGCGTTGTTGGAGTTCTCCAAGATCTGCTGCACCACATCCGGCGTAGGTGTGCCGGGGTTGTCTCCGTCAATGCCAGAGTGATCCCGGATGGAGTAGGGGAGATCTACAGTAATGCGCTGCAGCCCATTAGCGAGGCCCAGAAATACGATCTTGCCGCGGCCTGCGTTGTCGGCCGTGGCCTCAGGCGGCACTTCCAAGATCCCGTCCGCTCCGACTGTCTTTTTTGTCGCCGACCCGCCGGGTGCATGGAACACGGCCAAAGCCTCAAGGCCGCTCCACCCCTCTCCGAAGATGACGCGGACCTTTTCCGTGCCGTAGCTGTCCTTGGTTCCCAGCTCAATGCAAGGCGTGATCGAAAAGCTGCCCTCTACGACCACGTCATAGTTCATCAGTACAATGGTTTTTATGATGGCCACCTCCTCTTAGCTGCCGTTTCCGCCAATGGGATACTCCACAATGATTGTGCCGGACTCTCTCGCAATGTGGACGCGTTGACCGGCAGAGAATGTCACTGCGGCATTGTAGGGATAATGTTTTTCCGCCGGAGTCGTATCACCGGGCAAGATCAGCGCGATCCCATCGCTGTATACGGCGCTCACTGTGGCAATGTTCCCACTTTTAGTTGTCGTCTCAAGCGCTTTGCGCTGTTGGTAATTCTCAATCAATGCTGTAAAACACCTTCTTTGCCGTATGCGTCATCTGACCGCCCGGGACACAGTCGAGCGTCCACTCCTGTTCTTCCAGCAGGCCGATCCCGTCACGCATCATTAAAATGCTGTCGTTCAGCAGGTGCGGCTGTTCTGCATCGCCGCAGGTAGTAAACGAATAGTTTGCAGCGCCCATCATACTCAGCAGCATTCTGTTTTTCGCATGCGTTTCAAGCGCTTCCTGCGAGGCGATTCCCTCCACAGTCTCGACGCTTACGATCCTGCGCCCGCGGCGCATTATACTCAGCGGACTGGTGGGGTTGACATTTTCCGCCACAGCTCGAAGCTCCTTTCCCAGATCGGCGCTGCTAACGATATCTACAAAAACATTTGCAGCGTCAAATGTGTCCGCTTCAATGCTCATCGGTATGCGCAGCAATGTCGATTCGTCCGGCCCGTACCGGTGCGTTCGATTATTGATAGAGGCAGGCTCCCATGGTTCGGCCACAGCCACACCGTTTCCATCAAAGTAGATGTCTCGGTAGTTGATCTCTGCCAGCAGCGCCGCAACAACGGCGTACCGCGTTGTACCGATTTCCCATTCATGGTCCGTCATCAGCACTTCGTCTGTGTCGATAATGCTTACCACATTGATGCCCGCAGCCAATAATTGCTCTCTTATCGCCGTAGTGTAACGCGTACCGGCGTGGATCATAAGCGTGCGCTCCAACACGCTCAGGTTGCGCAGCGCATACCCCTGATCGTATCCAGTCAGCTCCTGCGTCTTGTGCCCGTACTCGTCAACACTCTCGGGACATGTCGTAATGTTAAACAGCCCCAACGGCGTTCGGTTTGTGTTGTCTACACGGACCACGCTCAGCATATCTGTCAGCCAGTTTATATCCGCGTCCAGCTCCGCGGTCAGAGTTACCGTACTCTTCACCTCAGCGCTGCCGGTAAAGCGGATCTGCGGGGTACAGTCCGCGGGCACCTGCAGCACCCGGTAAGGTGCGCCGCTGCGCATGGCAATGAACTCATATCGGATCATACTTCACGGCCTCCTGCTGCGTCTCGGTAATGCTAAGGCTCAAAGGCGTGCAGCCGTGGTCACGGTTCTCCTGCAGATCTTTAAATACGCCGATTGCCAAATGCTCTGCATGGTCCTTGTATACGACCACCTTGCCGGCGAGTCCGCGAAGTTTCTCAAGTTCATCCGTTGTTTTGAGTGCATACGCGATGGTGTGCGTAACTACCTGATTGCCGGCATCGTGCCAAACGGGGAGCTTTTTGCCCCAGTATTGCCGGTATGTGCCACCCAGACTTGTGCTTTTTGTGTAATTCTGGTAGCTGGTCGCATACTTCAAAGCCAACCACTCATTGCCGTTCAACAGGCCGATGGCGGCATAGGGCACACTAGGCGCAGCCCTGACAGGTGCGCTGTCCGTGTAGTAGCCATCCTCGCCAAATACGCGCACAATATACTTGTGTTCCTGCGCACTGGTGCGGTCCATGTACTGCCCATCTTCACCTTTGGCTATCAGCGCTCCATCGCGCAGGATGTAACCTGTGCCGCCATCCCAGCGCAGCTGCACTTCGCCCCAATGGCTTTCAGCCTGGCAGTTTACGGCACTGCCGGGCTGATTCTTGACTTTGACCTCGCAGTCTGCCCACGGGGATACGTCTCCATATGAGTTATAAATCCTCACAGAAAGTATATGCGTCCCGTCTGCCAGCACTTCGTCAGACTGCCATTCCTTCCCGGTGCCGTATCGTACACCCAGGCTGATGCCGTCCACCGCAACTTCATAACCGTCCTGCTCTTTGGCCTGCCACCGCATTTTTGCCAGCGGCTTGTTGTCATAGTAGGAGATGACCGGGGCCAAAGGTGCTCGCCGTATTGCGAAGATTGCCGCGCCGGAATAGCTGCCGAACGCTCCGTCCGTATTCTTCGTGCGCACGCGCCAGTAGATAACGCCGCTGCTAAACGTGCCTGCGGCCGCTTGATAGCTATTGTCCGCATTATTCGCACTGGCCAGCACTGTGTAGGACGCACCGCTATCCGCAGAATAACTCAGTTCCCAGCCGGTCTGCGCCGTGCCGGTGACATTGGCATGCTGCCACACAAATGTGATGCCCTGCACAGCATCATCCATGTACTCGCCCGCGGGGCTCACCGCCACAGGCGTGCTGAGCGTGTCCAGCGTGGACACATTGATCGTGTCGCTGGTTACCTTTGTACCCGTATTCGCAATCGCCACAACATACCAGTCCAGTGTTGTAGCGCCTTCGGCAAAGGTGTTCGCGGGTACATCTGCATACTGCTGCGAACCGGCCACAGCAACCTCATGCCAGTCGCTCTCATTGTTCGCTTTAAAGTGCAGTGTCGCACTCTGCTGCGTCACATCTCCGGGCCTGTCATCGCTGTCAACGCTGAACACCCAGCTAAAGCGGTTTGCAACTGCTCTGGGCGCGGACGCACCCGCCGCAGGCGTTGTTCCCTTTACGGAGACAGGCACCTCGACATTGGTGCATTGCACCCAGCTTGAAGTGTGTGTGGTTCCCACGCTGCTCTTGGCGACAACGCGCCACTGGTAGCTTCCTATGGGCAATGTGCCGCAATTGACACTCACATGGGTTGTGCCATCGCTGACGCTTGCAAAATCTGCCGGGTCAGCCATGTTGTCAGTTCGGTACTGCAAAACAGCGGATCCCTGCTGCAATGCACCGCTGATCGCGCCGCTGGCAATGCTGCCGGTGAACGCCCAGCTGAATACTGCGTCAAAGCCGTAGTATGTCTTGCTGGTAGGGCGCAGGTCGTCCACCTTGGCGCTGGGGTCAGCCAAAGATAGGGAGTAGGTGGAGCTTTCCGTCACTGTGCCAGATCCATAAGCCCCCACCTGCACGCGCCATCGAATACCGCTGCCGCTTGACCATGCGGTAGTATCCAGGTCGAAGGATGTCGCACCATTGCTAAGTGTATAGGTCTGACTGTTTCCGCCGTCCTGATCGGTGATGATGATCTTGCAGGTCGAGTTCCTGCGCTCAAAATCATCCTCGGCGTCTGTAGTCCACTGCAGTCGATACTTTGTGTACCGTGCGATGGTGCCGCTGGTTAGCGTCTGGCCTGTTGGCGTAATAACACCTTGATAACTGACGCAATTTATATATGCGTCACTGCGGCTGGATCCGATGTCGTTGTAACCATTTTCCGCCTTTACAAAAACACCGTAGGCTAAAACATTCTTTTTCCGCGTCTGGCTAAAAGAATCGAATGCAAACCAACAATCTCCGTGTGGAAAATTACTTTGCTCGCACACGCTGCTCGTGTCTGAATAATAGGTTGTGCCTGCACTGTTTCCAAGCGCATATCCTATAAGTTTAACCTTACGGTTGGCATCACCATAGGCAGGGATGCGGACCTGCATGCCGCCTATATAGCGGTTTGTACTCCCCATCCCGGTATTGAATAACCACGAGCAATGATACGCCTGATAGTTAGCCAAAGGGTTTGTGCTGCCAGCTTTATAGCTTCTTGTGCTCCAGCTGTGCGATTTCATGTCAATGCCCCCTGTCTCATGCTCATGGCTTCATTTTTGGCGATACTTACAATATCGTTGAACTCCTTGACGTTCTTAGCATCAATGGTGATCTGCCCGATGCTGATGCTGTCGCCGCCCAGCAGGCTGCGTGTCTGGCCGTTCGTGTAGATGCGCTCCCCGCCGCGCAGGTTCACAAGCTCCGGCCCGTTCTCACCCACAACAGCCAATCCGCCGCGCGCGCTGCGCGTGCCGGTGGCATACTGCGGCACCTTGCTGTTGGCTGCGCGCATTGTCCCCGTTGTAGCCGAGGATATGCCGCTCATGGCGCTGTTGATTTCGTTTCCTTTGCCGATCAGGACAGCAATCACAGCCACCAGCGCAGTAATGCCGGCAACGATCAGCATGATTTTTATATACAGCGGATCCATAAAGCTCATAACGCCGCCGATCATGCTTTTCACGGTTCCAACCGGTCCCTGTAAGTCTTTAATAGCCTTCACCACAAGCAGCACTACTGTGGCGATGCTGGTAATAGAGATAACTGCCGTCAGCACCGGCGTTGGGATAGCGCTCAGGGCCTCAGCAAACGCTGTAATGATGGGCAGCAGCGCCTCGGCAAAGCTGCGCTTCACGGCGTCGCCCTGCTTGTCCAGCTTCTGCATCGCATCATCCAGCTCACCAAAGCTCTGCAGCGTTTCATTGTCGACAACGTAGCCAACCTCGTGTGCCTGCTCCGCAAGCTCTTTCAGTCTGCCGCTGCCGGCCTCGATCAGTGGGTTCAGGTCCGTTGCCGACCTGCCAAAGATATCCATCGCCAGCGCATCGCGCTCGGTCTCATTTTTCACCTTACCCAAGGCGTCAATGGTTTTCAAAAACACCTCATAGTTGTCCTTGAGCTTCCCGCTGCTGTCCGACACTTTTACATGCAGTTTTTTAAACGCCTCTGCTGCGGAGCCTGTCCCGGTTGCCGCCGTCTGCATATTGTTGGTCAGCTTCACCAGACTGCCGCGCAGCGTGTCCGTGCTGACATCCACAAGCTCACTGGCGTACTCAAACTCCTGCAGCTGGTCTGTGGTCAGGCTCGTCTGCGTAGACAGCGTCAGCAGATCATCTGCTGTCTTGCTCATGTCCATCGTGGAGCTTGCAAGTGCTCCCACCAGGCCGCCGACCACCATGACGGCAGCTGCGCCGCTGGCCGAGAAGCCGTCCAGCTTGTCAACCGCGGTCTGCAAGCCGGGCGGCAGACTGATTCCCAGCGCATTGGCCAGGCCGTTGACCACATCCGCCAGACTGGCGGTGGTCTTGTTGGTTCGCTCCTGCTGGTCGCTCAGTTCCTTCAGGAGGTTTTCCTGCTTGGCAACCTCGGTCTGGGCGCTGATTAGGCTTGCCCGCCACTGCATGGTCGTTTTACTGGACTCACCCTCACGCCGAGCGCTGTTTTCGTAGGCCTGCTGCAGCACCTGCACTTTATCCCGGTAGCTCTGCAAAGTCTGCTGTGCGGCCTCGTACCGCTGCTGCAGGGCGGCCTGACGGTCGTCCATTTCGCGGGTCTGTTCGGTCACAAGCTGCATCTGCTGCTTATTTACCTTCAAGCCCGCGTTTACTTCGCTCAGTGCCGCCTTGAATTGCTGGTCATTTTCCACAACCAGGCTGACACCTGCTTTAGGCATCGCCATCTGCAAGCCCCCTTTCCTGTGGCAGTTCAATACGATTCATGGCGCAATATTCTGTAAATTGCTCAAGCAACTCGTTGAGACTCAAAAATCGCGTCTCTCGCCGCGTATACCCAAGCAGCCCGACTGCTATATACTGCAATCTGGCAAAGTTGATTATTCTGTCGCCGTCAAAGTGCCGCTCGGGGACATCGTCAACCCAGATTCGCTCAGCATCGTTCTCATCGCCTGCAGCGCCTGACGGCCTGACCCGTTTTTTCCGTAAAACTCCATAAAGGCCTCTTCAACGCTTGCGGTCAAACCGCCTTGCAGATCGGAGAATGAAATGAGTTTTTTGACAACCCCGAGGCTCGGAGCCTCGTTATCTCGGTGATGCTCTTCGTTGTCAAGCTCAACGCCCTCGCGGATCAGCAGCCAAATGATATACGCTGCCTCTTCCGGGTCGTTCAGCTTTGCCACGATGGCGCTCAAATCAGAGTAGTGCTCCTGAAGCTCCTTAACGTTCTGCAGGTCGAACAGTGCCGGATACTTGCGGCCTCGCAACGTAATTTCCGCCATAACCTCACCCCTTGATGTTCAAGAATGTTTTCAGTGCAGCCAGGGCCTCTTCGTATCCATCAAACTCCTGCTTTTTCACAAAATTCCCTTCACTGTTGCACTCCGCAGATCCTACCAGCTTGGTCGTGCTGTAACTTGTGCTCTTGGAGGCAGTGCTGAGGTTATCGTCCACAGGGTCAAAGCTCGCGCGGTAATAGCCCACCAGACGATACGCAAGCTTGCGGTCAGGCTTTTTCAGCTTGCCAAGCGCAGCAACGCGCACAAGGGCAGGCGTATCGCCCTCTTTGCGCTCAAGCGTCTTTGTGCTCTCATCATAGTGGTGACCGCACAGTTCCGCCTCATCTGCCAGACTCAGATAGCTGCGATCAATGCTCAGCTTCGCGCTGGGCGCGCCTGCATCGCGCTGCTCGCGGCGGTCTCCGGCCCACAGCTCGCTGCTGTCGCTGTCGTTTTCGCCGGCGTAGCTCACAACAGCGCGCGTGATCTTGCCATCGCCGAGGGTTTCCGTCTCAGACCCATCCGCGCTGGTTACTACAGTAATAGGGCAATAGCCATAGTAGGGAAGTCCGATATAAGCCATTATTGTGCCTCTCTTTCATTCCAGTCGCATCCATCATCGGCTTCTGCCTCAACGTATGCAACAAAGTGTTTTGTGTCGTTATCGTAGCCGTACTCGGTCGAGCCGATGATAAACCCGGCATCTCTGAAAGCACAGCGCATTTTTCTGGCGCAGGGCTGCGGCAGATCTCTCGTATACCAAGCCGCGCGCACCTGCAAGTGTTGCTGCTCATCCAGATCTCCGGCGTATACTTCCGGCGCATCGTCCAAGACGCTCAGCACCACATAGCTGTCCGGCAGCGGATCCTCCTCATTTTTAACAAATGAGACATTGCTGCACACAGTTTCCAGTGCGGCCAAGGCCGCATCAATCATGGTCATAGCTTACCTCTCTGCCGCAAAACATCCTGCATCACAGTGCTAACAGCGTCCTCGCAGCTGTTTGCGGCGCTGTTTAAAAACGGCTGCGCGGGCTCTTTGGCGGTGCCGTACTCTAAGGCCACAGCTTTCTGCATCTGTGCAACCTTGTTTGGGTAGTTGGGGCTGGATCCGTGCCCGCTGTCGTAGCCGCTAAAGCTCACATCCAACCCGTAGCCGCCTCTTTTACGCTTTTTAGGTTTCCCGGCGCGGACACTGTCAGATAGATGCTTATTAGCTCGGCTGCTTTTGTGTTTTCCAACCTGCTGTTTTAGCGCATCCACCGCAATGGGGGCTGCGCTTTTCAACATTTCGGGCGCAATGGAGTCTAAATCGGCGAGCTTTGTCAGCTGCTCTGTGACTTCATCGCTCCACACAAGGTCCATCCTCACGGCAGGTCTCCTTTTGTCTGGGGCAGGTCACTGACGGTCAGCTCGACCGTGCTGCCGGTTTCATAAGCTCGTTGGACGCTGTAGAGGTTCCCGTTCCACTCGATCACGCGCTCCCCGCTGTATTCATCGGCATGCAGCACAAATACTGCGGTCAGGGTCGTGCCGGCAGCTTCAGCGGCGAAAAACTCGGCCCACTTCACGCTGCGGCGCTCGCCGTATACGGTGCGCACTTGGGTGTAGTGGTGCTCCAGTACACCCTGCACCTTTTTCGGAGTGTCCCGCAAAAGGGTGATCTGTTCCGTCCAGTACATGGGCATCTCCTTACTAAAAAAGCACCGCCGGGCATAGGCACTCCGGCGGTGCATCACAGCACAGCGCTCATGCGTCGGGCCAGTCTGTGTAGTTGGTCGTCATTCGCAGCTGCGCCTTCTGCTCATCGTAGGAGGCTTTCAGCTTATCGTAGTCGCCGGTCGGCCAGAAGTTGGCGCGGCAGTAGGTGATGACAGCACGGCGGATCAGCGGGTCCTGCGTGTCCAGGTTGGACACACCGGCCTGTTTCAGGTCAGCCAGGGCCGCATCCACCAGGTCGCTCACTTCCTGCGTCAGCTCCTCCGGCATATCAGACCGGCGCAGCGCTACCGTCACTTTGGACAGCAGGTCGTTGTCAGCCATGGGTCACAGCCTCCTATCAGGCGTTGGCAGCAATCGTCAGCGCAACGAAGCCGCCGGGGACGACCACATCCGCACCCATCTCCACGTCACCGCGGATCGTGGACAGCAGCTTGTCAAATGCGAAATCATCGGAAACGGCGATCTCGTAATCACTGAACAGGTCCAGCTTGAGGCAGCGCGGCACACCGTAGAACATGGTGGGCTGTGCCTTTGCGGTCTGGGCCGTACCGGCACAGGCGGTCAGGTTCTTGTTGAGACAGTAGCGCACGCTCAGGCCGCCCTCCTTGATGATGCCGGTGTTGGGGTTGGCAGAATCCGGGGTGATCTCGTAGACAGCCTTCTTCTCGTTGGTGCCGCGCACATCGCCAAAGGCAATCAGATCCTTCTTGTTCAGGAACAGGACGGCCTCGCCCTCAACGGCCTCATCGCCGCCGTAGTTCAGCGTCAGATTGCGCAGGGTTTTCTCGTTGATGGCGCCTTTCTTAGTGCTGTCCAGCGTGGCGTCAATGGTGTTCACGAGCTTGCTGGCTTTAAGCGCATCGGTCACAATGACGGATGCTTTCTTGCGCAAGCTGAGCAGCGCCTGGGCGCGGCACTTGGCGAAGTAGTTCACGGGGGTCTGTTTCTTGGCCTGCTTGCTGATCTGGCTCAGAACCGCCTCCGACTTGGGCGTGATGTCGATGTAGTCATAGGTGGCCTCTTTGGTGGTGGCAGCAGCACCCTCGGTCTGATCGGCGGCAGCGTCGGCATCCTGCTTGACGTAGGGGATGCGGTCGGTGGACATACCGGAGCAGTCATCGACCCACACCATATCAATGATGCTGGAGACGCCGACGCCAACGCGATCCTGA